CTGTTTTTCTGCAGGGGGGGATGACCATGAAAAATCAGTGGTTCAGGATGCTGATTTTGTTACGTCAATTATTTGCGGGGACGGTTTGTTTGGTTTATGCCATATCTCGCCTTCTGGCTTCACGAATAAAGTACCCTAATGTCTTGCTCTATTTGCAGTCTCTTCATATTTAAGCAACGAATATATACTGTATGGAAATTAAATTTTACTTACTATCTTGCTAATACCTTGTGAGAAAAATTGACTAACAATAAAATCAAAATCTATGAAAGAAGTAACAATTAAATTGACCGAAAAAATGGATGCAGCAGTTGAAGCATTCAAAGAAATCTGGAAAGATGAGTATTCAGAAGAGGAAGTTGTTTTAGAACTTCTAAAAAATGGCATTGAACACTATATTGAATCACTTGAAACAGAAAAGAAAGAGTACAAAATAATTACCAAAATAATGGAAAGCAAAGGCTATAAAGGGAAAATATGGGATATGGAATAGTTCTCAATATCTCATTATGTTGTAGCAAAAAATGACGTAATCCTCTGAAGTAAGATGTCATTTTTTTTGGGAGAATGCTTGTTCTATCTAAATCATTTCCCGCTTACGTGCCTCACGGATGAAGTATCCTTCCGTCTTGCGCTTCTTGCAGTCTTTTGAACCTAAGGGTCTACCACGAAAGATATATCCTTCTTCTTTTTTTCTCTGAAGGGCATTGACAGTTCTTTCCCGTATGAGTTCCCTTTCAAACTCGCTGAATGCCGACAATATTGCGAAGTGAAGTTTTCCCGATGCCGTAGTGAAATCCAAATTGTCACTTATGCTGATGAAACCAATACCTTTGCCTATTAGTTCTTGCGTGTCAAGTATTAATTCCCGTGAACTGCGTGCCCATCGGTCAAGTTTGTAAACAGCAACAGCATAGTAATCATGGTTTCTCAAACGTGACATTAATTTTTGTTTTACTGGACGTGTCTTTCTGGTCGATTCAGTTTCTTCATAAACATCAAATGTAAAGCCATTACTCTTTGCATATTCAACCAATCTGACAGTTTGGTTTTCAACTGTTTGTTCTTTGGTTGAGACACGTACATAAATTGCGATGTGATTCATATTGATAATTAGTTTTGATTTATCTGATAGTATTGATATTTCTCATCCCAAAAGTGAAAGTCCTTCGGAAGTTCCACTATGTACGCTTTTAACGGAACGGAATCCCTCACTTCTACGAGTATCAAATAACGTGTTGGACTTTCCACGTCTGTGTTTAAGTATTGCTGCTGAATCCAAACTCTTTTATTCATGAAGCAAAAATACATAATATATTATGTATTACAATAAAATTGCATAATTTTTTATGTATTTTATACCTTTGCTAAAAACAACGGAAAATGAAAAAGGAAATTGACCCTCAATTAACTGCTGACATCGAACTGATAATAAAAGAAATCGGGTCAAGAATTAAGTCACAGCGAAAACTGATACGGAATAACTATGAAGATTTTGCACGAGACTACAGTTTAAATAAGGTAACCATTTCCAGAGTAGAGAATGGTGAAAATTCATCACTCAGGTCAATAATAATTCTTGCACGGGCGGTTGGGATAAAAATCGAAGACCTGTTCAAAGGTATTCAGTGAAATCTTGGTCAATTATTTTTCTGTGTTTTTTGAAATATATCCTGAAATGCGCATGGTGGACTTACATTTTTATTACTTCCATGTATGAAGACTTCGTATGTCCAGCGTTCAATGCCTCACTAATCGGCTCTCCTATTGAAATTGATAATCCGAATAAGGTGTATGTATTCTCATAATAAAGCAGGTAGTAATGGCAATTATCGTACATTAAAAAGCATAATTTATTATGCGATAATCAGTATTTATTTCAAATGCCATTAAAATAATGCCAACAAAGTCAGCAAACAATCAGTATCAAAAACATTTCGACCTTATAAGTGCTTATCTGCGTGAACTACGTTCCTCTGAAAACAAAACGCAGGTTGAGGTAGGTGATGAATCTGGATTGCACCGTAATACACTACTGCGAGTCGAAAATTCAAAGAACTTCACAATCGTGACCCTTTTTCAGTTAGCCGATTACTATGGCATGCAACCTTCGGAAATACTATCAATCATAGAATAGCGATGTCAACCATGCAGTAAAATTAAATATTGCTTCATAACGAGTTCCAAAATCTTAAATTTGTACAACTTACAATTTTATTGATATGAACTCAATCATTCAAAGATTCATAGATGTTCTTGCCGATAATGATTACAAGGCAAAATATAAAGAGATACCTGATGATGTTGATAATCGTGATGAAATAATTGCCGAACTTCAAACTATACTGGATGATGACGGTCTGTTGCCCGATTCTTTACGATTTTTTGAATTAAATGGAATAGTAAGTTCGTCTGAATTGGCATTATACCTGAACAAATCCTTTCAGCAATTTAAAAATGAGTTTCTTGCCGAGAAACATGATGACAATGAATTATATAAAAATGAATTATTGAAGCAGATTGCAGAAATCAAAAAGGAAATTGAACAAATATTATATGAATCAAAACAACTTAAAGACGAGACTTTGACGCAAATGTTTGAAGCCAAAGCAAAGATGTGTGATGAAGCATCTAAGTTTATTTTGAGCCATCAGGACAAAAATATTGATGAATTGTCAGTCAAAGAACCACAGATAAGGCGTTCTTTCAAATGGCTGAAAGAAAAAGGATTGTTAACAGATTTTTATAACATTTTAAAATTAAATGAACTAATTGCTATGGACACTGATATCAACGATTTTATGGCAGTTTTTTCCAACACACCAATTTCGGATATTAAAAAACCAGTCCAATGGGAAAAAGGAGCAAAACTATTCGCTTATTTTTTCAACAATCTAATCACCAGAAATTTTATTCCGCAAAGACCATCATGGATTAACCTTCAATATTGTTTCACATATAACAGGAATGATATTGGGCAATATGTGCCAATTGAGGAAGGTGTTAAAGCACATGTCACCGTATTCAATAAAGAGGGTGCTCCCAAAGGTGCTGAACTTATTGATGAACTTTTCAACATAGATGGTAAGCAGAACAAATAATCAACACCATCCGTTTCCATATGCATTGAAAAACTGCTGACCCTACCTTCTTTTGTTCAGTGTCTGTTCAGTCTTAATCACTAAATGCTTTACTCCATTTACTCAGTAAAGTAAGTATATGTAAAATACTTACTATCAATATGTTGCAATTTGTACTTTTGCTTCGTATTCATTCACACTCTATTTTTTAGGAAGGGATACAAAAAGAATAACAGGCAATATTGCCAACATAACATTTCATTTTGAATTATAGTATGGAAAGAATTACACGTCAACAGAAAAGAAAAATGTGCCGAGAATTCGGTAACAATAAATGGCATATTGAGAATTGGCAGAGAATGAAGTTCATTCGAATTATGGATGATATCGCATGCGGTGGCTCAATGGAAGCATATGCAAACGATACATACCAATGCTTCCTGAGAGAATTACCCAATGGAATTCGATATTTATCCATTAAGAGAAACGACAGATTTCCAATTCGTAATTGGCAACACCTACAACAAATAAAAAATGATATATGTGGTGTTGAAAGTGAAGGTGTTGAATTATTTCCTGCTATGTCAAGGATTGCTGACGCAGCAAACCAATATCATATTTGGGTATTGCCTGAAGGTGAAAAATTTCCTTTAGGCTTTGAAGGTAGGTTAGTCAACATGAATCAAATAAAATAGGTAGACAAGTAGACATGAAAAAGTGCCCATCGAAAAACATTATTGAAACAGTGACAGTCAAATTTACTGGCACTGATTTCCACTGTCACTGTTTTAATTCCTGTTTTAGACTCACTTTTATCTTGTCTTCTTGTCTACCCCAAAATAAAAAAAAGACAATGAATATGATGCAAAAAATGGCTTATGCTTTTTTTCTGAGTATTTAGTTGCAGAAGGGGGCAATATGCTCCCGATAAAAATAACATGTATTTAAATCTTATTAAAAATGAAAAAGATTAAAAAACAACAAGTTGTAAAAATGAACCTCTCTCTTGAACGTGAATTCTTTGAATTGCTTCAGGAGAAAGCAAAAAAAGACTATGTGAGAGTAGCCACATGGGTCAAGCAGTATCTTATGAAGAATCTGCTTGAAAAAAATAATAGCGATGATAAATGTGTAACTCAAAATGAAAGAACTGGAATGGGACTTTAATAACAGTGGCACAGACACAATGATTGACCCCAAAGAGTTTGGTTTGTCAATCATACCCGTATCAACTAACAAGATACCTTTCAAACCGTGGGGGGAGTACCAGAGCAAAATCGCACCAACATCACTCTGGCACTCACATTACGTAAAAAATGGCACGGTTGGAATTATTTCGGGAAAAATAAGCGGTAACCTTGAATGCATTGATATCGACATCAAGAACGACCCGCTTAGAACAATTATCACGGAATATACAAACCTCATTCCTGAGTACCTTCTTGACAGATTAGTATCTCAGTCCACACCAAGTGGTGGTCTCCACTTTATATACAGGTGTCCAGATACAATTATTGATAAGAATCTCAAACTTGCTCTACACTCCGATAAAACTGTGATTATCGAGACACGTGGTGAAGGTGGTTACTTTTGCACAAGTAAAGTAAACAATACGATTATTCATGGTTTGTTCGACCTTGAAAATCTTCATGTTGAAATTCCAACCATCACTGTTGAAGAACGTACTCTCCTTCTCGAATCAGCGAGAAGCCTGACCCGATACTTCCCAACAAGTAGTACATCAAAGAACGGTAAATCATTTGTCTATGACGAGCCTGCCATAAATGATTTCAATGATAAATACCCGATTGTAGAATTATTTCAAAAGCATGGTTGGGCAGTTGTTAAAGACGATGACCAGAAGGTTTACCTACTCAGGGACGGGTCTTCGGCAGTGCATTCTGGATATTACTTAAAGGATACTAAGACCTTCTTTTGCTTCAGTACTTCGACCGAATTTAAACCAGAAAAACCTTACAACCACTTTCAGGTTTTGCAGGTGTTGGAAGGAAAGAATGACTACCGAAGTACGTTGAGGTTGCTCAAGGAATATGGCTATGATGTAAAATCAAAGCCTGACAAAATAAGTTCTGAAGACATTTCAAATTACCTAAACACCAGAGGTGTCAGGTATGATACATTTATCCAAGACCTTACCCTTGATGGTAAAATCATCGAAGAACTCGACTACAACACCTTATACATTGATTTGAAAAAGCATTTCGATAAGGAGATTCCGAGGACGAGGTTTGAAGAAACCATAAAGTCAAATTATATCACAACAATCAACCCAATTCTTGAATTTATTGAATCCAATAAAGACAGGCATCCTGTGGGTATGTTTGAAAGATGGTTGGATTGTATGGTACTGAAGAACAAATCCATTGACAGGACTGTGCTTATCAAGTATCTGAAGAAATGGTATGTTGGAATGATTGCTCAGGCACTGGGATATGAGTACCCTAACGAGTTTTTTTTAACTCTTTTATCTGTTGAACAAGGTCTTGGGAAGACCACCCTGCTCAGAAACTACACTCTTCCGAAAGACCTTCATGGCTACAGGAAAGAACATTCCCTGAGTTTTGATGATGATTTCAAGGTCTTAATGTCACAAGCGTTGTTAATTGTGGATGATGAAATGGATGGTCGCTCATATGAACAAGACAAAACGTTCAAGACGGTTCTCAGCACCAAAGAACTGACCATGCGCAGAAAATATGACCGAAGAATATCAACGATTAAGCGTAGGTGTAGTTTTGCTGGTAGTGGAAACTATCTATTTGTTGTCAGGGAACAGCAGAACCGTAGAATTATTCCTCTTGAAATTGAGAAAATTCATTTTGAGAAACTGGCTGGTATTGATTACACTGATTTGTTTATGGAAGCATATAACCTGCTTGTCAATGGTTTTCCATACTCATACCAGCAGGATAACAAGCAGGAATTGAAGCACCTATATTCAGATTATGTTCAATATTCAGATGTAGATTTGATATTCGATGAATACGTGCAGAAGCCAGATATCGTAGGTGATACTTTCCTAATTACCAATCTGGACTTGGTAAATTCACTACTGGGGAGATTCCCTCATGCCAGCAAACGTATCAACGTGCTGGTTATTGGAAAACTCATGGCTGAGTATGGGTTCGATACCATAAGAAAAGGTAAGAAGCGTGTCACTTGCTATTGCATCAGCAAATCCAGCCGAATTGTACAGTCAATAAGCGATGACACATATTCTTGGCGTTTGAATTATGGCGATTATGTTGGATAGTATACATGTAGATAATTTGTAATTAATATATATGGATATGAAGATTTTAAACCAGATTATAAGCGAAATAAAGGATGTTTGCATCCAGCAACCGATTATGCAGGAAAGGATTGAAGCATTAAAAAAAGCAGGATATGATAGGGTTCATTATGTGTATGTTAAACATAGCAAAGGATTGTACGGTGCAATTCATTTACCCAAGAAACATATATACCGCATTCAAATTGGTTATACTGAATTGCAGAAAGGCTACCCTGCAGCATGGTGTATTGATGTTTCAAGCAATGATGTAGTTGATGTAGTAGAATTACCTTTTTAACTCAAATCAGGGGTGCAGAAAATCAAATATATTCTTGCACCCCTTTTTTCATAGTCACCAAGAAGCCTATAAATAAACAACGAATTATTCTGTGCTTATTCATTTAAATTCCGTACATTCGATATTCCAAAACTTTAACTTTTCTTAAATCAATGCTTCTTAAAGAACTACTGAAAGCCAAAGGTCTGAAGCAAAAGTGGCTTGCAAACAAGATTGGTGTCAGTGAAGTGACAGTATCCCACTGGTGTGCTGGAAGAAGTGTGCCCAAGAAAGCACACCTGAAGAAAATCAGCGAAATTCTTGAAGTTCCAGTTAAAACAATAATTAATGTATGATGCAGCAAGAATCTAAATATATTCTGTCATTTACTGCTGCATCATTGCGATTAAATGAAATGGTTAAGGTTGCAAAGGCTTCTCACGAGAATGATACTTCCGACTTTGCCATTGTAAAAGAAAGTGGTGTTGTATTTGGTTCAGTTAAAAGCAGAACAACTGATAGAGAGTTCCGTGAAATCCGTAAACGGTTGGAAAAACTTACCAAGGAACAGAAATACATCTTAATTCATGGAGACCTTATCAGCAAGAAACAGATAGCATTCCTTGCGACATGTAAGCATTATGCATTTATAAGAGATTTTACCATAGAGGTTATCCGAGATAAGGTATTGGTATATGATTACCAGTTGCACGAATCTGATTACAAATCGTTTATTAACAGCAAGGTGTTATTACATCCCGAACTCGAAGAATTTTCAGAAACCACACAAAAAAAAGCAAAACAGGTAATGTTTCGGATTCTCGAACAGGCTGGTATCATAAATAATGCCATTGAAAAAACAATACAGCCACAAATTCTTCAGCAGGAAGTAATAAATGCCATTGCCCAAGACGACTCAGTATGGTTGAAAATATTTATGATATCCGACAGAGACATACAACAACTAAGACATTGATATGGAAGATATAGTAACCAAGTTCGAACATTTATATAAAGTTGTCAGCAACCAAGAATTCCTACGGATGGAATCACTCGGTGGTGAAATACCCTTTTTCATTTCGGCATATGACCCAAAGCAACAGGTGGAAGTTGACAGAGCAATACGCAGTCTGAAAAATAAACTCGAAACCAATGGTATTCCCGTGCTTGAATTAAATCTGTATGATATTGCTCTGGAACTACTGAATAGTGAACTTGGTGATGGTGAAATATTCGAACTCGAAAAAAGCATGGATAAAACTGAATTTAAAGAGGCACTTCAATCCATAATTGACATTAATGAGGTGCTGATTCCAAAAATTAAGAGCCTGATTGAAGAAAGTTCTGCCAAAGTGTATTTTTTAACAGGAATTGGTCTGGTTTTTCCATATATCCGCAGCCATAATGTACTGAATAACCTGCAGAATGTAGCCAAGAAAGCACCTACTATTGCCTTCTTTGCTGGAGAATACAATGGGTACTCGCTGGAACTTTTTGGCTTAATGAAAGATGATAATTATTACCGTGCATTCAATATTGCTAACTATAAATTAAAGAAATGAATCTTAAAGATTTCTTCGTTAAGGACATTAACCGTACAATTGAGACGGTTATTAAAGCAGATGACCAAGAACATGTGTTGGATGAAGTGGTTGAATATGTCGTTACCAATGAGGTATCAAAGAAAATTGGTGACTTTTTTTCTGCTTACAATGATTACCATGGTGCAAATGGTGTTTGGATTTCAGGTTTCTTCGGTTCTGGTAAATCTCATCTGCTGAAAATACTCTCCTACGCACTTGAGAACAAAGAATTCAATGGGTATAAACTTGGTGAATTATTTGCTGAAAAAATTGAGAATGACAAGATACTCAAGGCTGATATAAAGAGTGCCACACGAATTCCTTCAGAATCAGTACTGTTCAATATTGACCAGCAAGCACAAATAACCAGTAAACAGGAAGAAGATGGACTGTTGAACGTGTTCTACAAAGTATTTAATGACCACCTTGGATATTTCGGTGCTCAACGGCATGTGGCAGAATTTGAACGGTGGATAGATAATGAAGGGAAATACAAGGAGTTTCAGGAAGAATTCGAAAAAGCAACTGGTGAGTTCTGGTCGAATGCACGTAGAAAATATTTCTCACCAAAGGTCAAAGAAGGCATTGGTCAGGTACTTTCAAAACTGTTGGGCGGAAAACCTGAAAAGTATTCCAATATTATTGAGACAATACGAAACGACTCCAGCATATCGGTTGATGATTTTTGCACGAAGGTGAGTGAATATATCAAAACCAAACCAAAGGGATTCAGGCTGAATTTCTTTGTGGACGAAGTTGGTCAATTCATATCCGAAAACACCAAACTGATGCTTAACCTTCAGACCATTGCAGAGACCCTTGCTACAAAAACAAAGGGGAACTCGTGGATATTGGTTACCTCACAAGAAGATATGGAGCGTGTAGTCGGTGATATGAGCAAAAGCCAGCAGAATGATTTTTCGAAAATTCAGGCACGGTTTAAATTGAAGATACCATTAACATCTGCCAATGTGGATGAAGTGATTGAAAAAAGGCTTCTCAGCAAAACCGAACCTGCAAGAGTACTTCTGAAAACATTATGGAAAAACGAACAATCCAAGATGGAAACCCTGTTATCATTTTCTGAAGTCGGGGTTCAATTCAGGGGGTATCACAGTGAAAAAGATTTCATCAGCAAATATCCTTTTGTTTCGTATCAGTTTGACTTGTTCCAGCAGTGCATCAGGGCACTTTCAAATCATAACGCATTTCAGGGAAAACATGCTTCTGTTGGTGAACGTTCAATGCTTGGAGTGTTCCAGCACGTAATTCAACAGATTGAGACCAAAGACCAGAATGCTTTTGTCAGTTTCGATTTATTGTTTGAGGGCATCCGTTCTACTATTCGTGGAGAACTGCAAAGTGCCATTATACTTGCGGAGAGGCAAGTAGAGAATCCATTTGCTGTGAAAATCCTGAAAGCATTGTTCATGGTGAAGTATTACAGCAATTTTAAGACGACCGCCAGAAATATTTCAACCCTGATGATTGATAACATTAAGGTTGATTTGAAACAACATGATAAGAAGGTTCATGAAGCACTTGCTCTTCTTGAGAATCAAACCTATATTCAGAGAAGTGGTGAACTATATGAATACCTGACGGATGATGAGAAGGATATTGAAGAGGAAATAAAAGCCACTGATATTGACGATGGACAGGTAACCGACCTTTTCAAACAAATCATATTCGATACCATTATTGGTGAAACTAAAATTCGGTATTTGGAAAACAAACAGGAATATGAATTTACAAGCAAGATTGATGGAATTATTGTTGGCAGAGAAAAGGAACTTACTATTGAAATAATTACACCAAACTTTCACGACCATGACAGGGAAGATTTCTTTAAATCCCAAACCATGGGTTACAACACCCTCCTTATGATGGTTTTGCAAAATGACGAACATTTATTGCAAGATATTCGAATGCATATAAAAACTGAGAAGTTTATTCGGCAAAACATATCTTCGAACAATAAGGAAAATGTCAAACGTATTTTAGGGGAAAAAGGTGTTCAAAATACTTTAAGAAGGACAAACCTTGTAACCCAATTGAAAAGAATGCTTGGTGAGTCAGCCGTATATATGAACGGTATGAAGCAAGATGTGAGTAGTACATCCGATGGAAAAACAAGACTGGTAAATGCCTTTCAGAATCTGATTAAACTGGCATATCCGAATCTGAAGATGCTTGGAAGTGCCCTCTTTTCTGAAGAAACAATAAGAGCCATCATCAGGAACAATCAGGATGATTTGTTTGGCAATGATGATTCAACTTTGTCAGAATCCGAGAGTGAAGTGTTAAACATTATTCACAGAAGAAAAAAAATGTCTGAAAGGACATCACTAACTGATATACGTGACCATTTTACAAAAAAACCATATGGTTGGTATCAGAATGCAGTATTCAGCATTGCTGCAAAATTGTATAAACGTGGGAAGGTTGAACTTTCGCAAGACTCAAATTTATTGGATGACGATGGTGCTCTAACTGCTTTCATGAACAATAGGTTGTATGGCAATACTTTGCTTGAACCACAGGTAGATTATGACCCTCGGCTTATTAAGCAATTAATGACAGTATTCAGCGACTATTTTGATGAAACATGTCCTGCTAAAGAAGCCAAAGAGGTAGCACTGGCGTTCAAGAGTAAACTCAATCAGGAATTAGGTTGGTTGAACCAGATGCTTATGAGTAAGGAAACATATCCGTTCCTCTCTGTGCTCGACCATGTTACTGAATTTGTGGAAAAACTTACAAAAAAAGAATATACCTACTATCTGACTAATGTAAAAGATTTTGAAGTCGAATTGCTTGATTTCAAAGAGAAAATAGTTGACCCTGTCAAGCGGTTCTGGAACGGTGAACAAAAAAATATTTATGATTCCATTCGCAAATTCTTTTCTGGCAACCAATCAAATCTCGAATATATCCAATGTGATGAACTTGATGTACTACGTCAGGTAAATGACCATGAAACTCCTTATTATGGGAATCTTATCAGGGATGCCAAATCTGCAAAAGATGCAATAACCAAGAAGGTTCTTTCACAAATTGAAGAAGAACGAAAACTGACTGAAGCAGAGATTAGCAAAGCGATTAATCTGATTAAATCCCATGACGATTTCAAAGCAATGGATGAAAACAAACGCAAGCAGGTGCTAAAACCATTTGAAGAAGAAGCCAAGAAGGTTAAGGAGCAACGTTTTATAGCCAATTTAAGAGGCACACGTGCATATGTTAAGGGTGAACTTCTGGAACTGCAATTGAATGAAATGGCAAAATTGGCTTTGCCACCTGAAAAGGATGACTCGCCTGTTGTGCATTACCAACGAATCAATACGCTGAAGGTTGAGTTTCCAAAGACAGAACTCAGAACAAAAGATGATGTGGAGAAATATGTGGCAGCACTTAAAGCCAAACTTACAGAACTGATTAACGATAATAAAAGGATATCCCTGAACTCATGAATACCAACAATCTTAAAAAATTCGCTCAGGAAGCCAGAAGAAAACTACTCGAACAAGTTGGTTCGAAACTAAACTTTGTTTTAACCACCGATTCGGCTGAATTGCGTGAAAAAACCGAACAATTAAAACAACTTAGGCAACAACTCAGCCGAACTACCAAGGAACAGTTGATTGAGAAGGTTGCCTACATATGGTTTAACCGTTTGATGGCACTTCGTTTCATGGATGTTAATGATTACCAGCCGTTGGGTATCAAGATTATAACGCCAAAAAGCGGTTATACTATACCAGAACTGCTGGATGAAGCAAAACGTGGAAACATTCCTGAAGAATTAAAAGTGAATCGACAGAAAATATACGATTTGCTGGATGCCAAAATACCAAGCACTAATCCACAAAATGAAGCATTCAAAGAACTGCTTATTGCAACCTGCAATCACCTACATACCACTTTCCCCTTTCTGTTTGAAAAAATTAGTGATTATACGGAACTTCTTTTACCTGATGACCTGACCAGCGATTTTTCGATTGTGAAAGTTGTTAGGGAAGGAATGCTTATTGAGGATTGCATGAATGTGGAAATTATTGGTTGGTTATATCAGTTTTATATCTCAGAGAAAAAGGATGAGGTAATTGGGTCAAAAAGTAGAATAAAAAAAGAGGATATACCTGCAGCAACTCAATTGTTCACTCCACGTTGGATTGTCGAGTATATGGTGCAGAATACTCTTGGAAAACTATGGCTACAAAACCGACCCATGTCAAGATTACGTGCCGATATGCCATATTACATTGAACCAACAACACCAATTGAGGAAAATAATTTGAAGATTAAATCCCCCGAAGAAATAAAACTTCTCGACCCCGCAAGTGGTAGTGGTCACATTTTGGTATATGCATTTGATTTACTTTCAAGGATATATGAAGAAGAAGGATATAACTTGAATGATATTCCTAAATTGATAATTGAAAAAAATCTATTCGGCTTTGAAATTGATGACAGAGCAGCACAACTTACTGGCTTGGCATTGATGATGAAAGCCATGGAATACCACCGTAGGGTACTCAAGAAGGATATAAAGCCAACGATTATTTGTTATCAAGATTTACAACTCGAAAATTCTGAGATTAGAGATACGTTTAACTCATTGAAAATAAAGATTTCAGATGAATTTTTTCATGATTTAATACAATTAAAACAAGCCACAAATTTCGGGTCACTTATTGTACCTCATGCAGAATGGAGTGAAATTTATCAAGTAAATGAAGAATTGAATAAACAATCGAACATTGTAGATATATATCAGAAGGAAAAATCTGATGCTCTGCAAAAAACGTGTATTCAACTACTTAGACTTGCAGAAAAATATCATTGTGTTGTCACAAATCCACCATATATGGGTGGGGGGAACATGAATGATGATTTATCTAAATGGGCAAAAATCAATTTTTCAAATTCAAAGTCAGATTTGTTTAGTTGCTTTATCGAAAGGTCGGTCAGATTTTTACCAGAAAATGGTTTCTGTGGATTAGTTACCATGGAAAGTTGGATGTTCCTTTCAAGTTTTGAAGTTTTTAGAAAAAATTTACTTAAAAACATAAGAATTCAGAGTTTAACACACTTTGGATGGCATGTTATGCGCATTGCCTTTGGTACAGTATCTTTTATCCTTCAGAACAAAAAACCTGATAATAATTTTAAAGGCACATATTCATATCTTGAAATCGATGACATTGATAAAAGCAATGATAGACCGAGACATTTTCCAATAAAGAATAATGGACGATTTAACACAATCTGTCAACTGGATTTTGCAAAAATTCCAAGTAGTCCAATTGGTTATTGGTTGAGCGATAAATTTATTGAAGTTTTTAAAAATGTTACAATCTCTGATGTTGCTGAAATCAGAGTTGGAATGCATACTGGAAGCAATGAACAGTTTATTCGATTGTGGCAAGAAGTTCCATTTAAGAAAATAAACTTAAATGGAATTCCAAAGAATGCGAATACAGGAAAATGGTTTCCATACAACAAAGGTGGGGAGTTTAGAAAATGGTATGGGAATCATAATTATGTAGTTAATTGGGAAAATTCTGGTGAAGCAATTCATGAATTTCATAATTTGCCGCTCACTTATAATGGTGCACCAGTAAGAGCGAAATCATTTCAATTTCGTGAATCAATTTCATGGTCATTTGTCACATCAGGCTCATTTGCTGTTCGGTATTATCCCCAAGGATTTATGTTTGATGTTGCTGGTTCTTCAGTGTTCTCAGAAATAAAAACCCTAAAAAATATTATGGGATTATTAAACAGCAAAATTGCTGAAGTTATTCTTCAAGTTTTTAATCCTACATTAAACTTTCAAGTTGGAAATATCTCATCAATACCATTTCTTGAAGATTCTGTAATCGAAGAATCAATAAATGATGTTTATGAAATTTCAAAGTCTGAATGGGATATTCATGAGAATTCATGGAATTTCAAACAAAATGAATTAGTCCGAATAAAAGGCAATGATGATGTAGAATTTGAAGAAGTTTATTATCTGTTTATACAACTCTGGGTAAAGAAATTTCTCAATCTTCACTTTTTAGAAGAAGCCATCAATAAGAAATTAATAGAATTATATGATTTGTCAGGGGAACTTACTCCATTGATTTCATTAGAAAATATATCATTACTACAAGATGAACTTGACAAGAAATCTATCAAAAGAATCAACAAACTACTTGTCCGTGACCCAATAAACCTTTCTGTACAAAACTATAAAGAGATTACATTACCATTTTTATCTTCTGAACTTGTAGCACAGTTTTTAAGTTATTCTGTAGGTGTCATGGTTGGTCGTTACAGTCTGGATGAAAAGGGTTTAATATTAGCCAATCAGGAAGAAACTCTTCGGAATTATTTTGATATAATTGGGAAATCGATTCCCGAATGTTCTTTCCCTCCTGACGAGGACAATATCATTCCTATACTTGATAATGAATGGTTTGAAGATGATATCGTTAGCAGGTTCTATAAGTTTCTAAGAGTCACCTTTGGCGAAAAGAATTTCATTAAAAACCTTGCATTTATTGAAGCGCAGATTGATAAAGACATTAGGAAATATTTCATCAAAGACTTTTATCCAGACCACATCAAACGCTACAAAAAACGTCCAATTTATTGGATGTTTTCATCGCCAAAGGGTTCATTCAATGTGCTGATTTATATGCATCGTTACACTCCAGATATGGTTAGCAATATTTTAAATAAGTACCTGAAAGAGTTTATCGGTAAATTAAATACACGCAAGGAACATCTTCAGCGTATTCAAGTCACTGGTTCGGCATCTGATAAAACCAAAGCCATAAAAGAAATTGACAACATTGATAAAATGCTGGTTGATTTGCATGAATATGAAAGAGATATTCTTTATCCTTTGGCAACAGAACGCATTGAAATTGATTTGGATGATGGGGTACTCGTGAATTATAACAAGTTTGGTAAAGCAGTGAAAGAGGTCAATGGCATAAATGACCCTGCCACCAAGAAGAAAGTAAAACAGTTTGATTGGATTGATACAAACCAAATACGATGAACAAAATAGAAGAAGCACTATCAAAACTATTCAAGAAGCATCGCATTATTTTTTGGTACGATGAGAATATGCAGTTAAAGCAAGAGTTCGATGCATTAGTGTTGAATGGCGTAGAAAAGGTCATTGTGGGGAATAATCAATTTTATATAAAGTATCTCACTACCAGAAATAAACCAAACAATCAGTTTTTACTTTATCTGCCGATTGTAAAGCCAAAGAATACGGATAACTGGCTGTTGGATTTGGAACTTGCAAATTATGTATTTCAGACCAAGCAGGAAGCCATGTTTGCACAGGAACTGGAACTGGATTATGAATATGTAAACCTAATATCTGAACACATCGAATTCTTTAAGAACAAAGAACGTAAAGCAAATCTGAAAGTATTATTGGGCAAAGATGATGATTTCCAAGCAATCCGATATAAAATGCTGGCTGTCCTGTTTAATACGGATAATGTTAGTCTCGTTTCTTTTCTTCAGGTACAAGCCTCGGCTTTCAATGACGGTAATGAACGTTACGAAAGGGAATTGGAACGATATAACCTGAAAAGTTTTTATTGGAAAGAAATTGCAAGAAAGTACGGTTACAACAACGAGACTCCAACCATCTATGATTTTCTGCTGGAAGTATTTAACAATAATTTTTCCGTTGGGAAGAAAACAGGTATTGCAAAGGAGTCGAAGATTCTGGTAAGCATGTGGAAGGATTCCATATCATACCAACAGCCATACCGCAAACTTTCACAAAAAATTGCTGATGATTTAAAAGTTGAAGGCGCACTAAATAGTGTGAGAGTGGAAGACATTATTCAGGATGATTTATTTGAACTGATTGATAAAAGAATAATATCAGAACTTGCGCAACTTATTTGCGATGAAACAATATCAAATGAGAGGTTAAACCAACTGATAAAACAACGGGAGAACAAATATTGGTATCACGATTACAAAGATTTTTATGCATGTTTGGAGAACGGGATGCAGATGATAACTGCTATCAGGAAAACCGATAAAGTTAAAGTTGAAGCATTTGGTGAGGGTGTTCAATCCTACGTTCAGAACTTTTTTAAAATTGACTTTTACTATCGAAAATATATCGCACATTACCGCAATGCAAAGCAAAACAAAGTATTGCAGCCACTAACAGAAAAAGTAGAAAAGGTATATTGCAACGACTGGCTGCTTAACCATGGAAACAAGTGGCAGAAAGTTATTGATACCACTGAGAAATGGTTCAATCAACACAAAATTGCACAACAAAGATTCTTTACAGACCACATAAAACCATTTATTACCAAAGGGCAGCGTCTTTTCATCATTATTTCGGATGGATTACGCTATGAATGTGGTTGGGAGTACTTGCAGAAGATTCAGACAGAGAAACGGTTTGAAGGTGAATTGGAATATATGGTTTCATCACTTCCCTCTTATACTCAATTAGGTATGGCTGCACTACTTCCTAACACAAATATGACATTTCAAACAGATAGTGAAAACATCCTGATAAACGGTAATTCTTCCCAAGGTGTGCAAGGAAGAACTAAGATATTGGAGCAAATGGCTGGTACAAGAGCCACAGCAATTAATGCCGAAGATTTTATGAAGATGAATTCTGCAACCGATGGTCGGGAATTTGTGAAACAGTACGATTTGATTTACATCTACCATAATCGTATCGATAAAATTGGGGATGATAAAACTACAGAAGACAAAGTATTTGAGGCAGTGGAACAGGAATTGGAATTTCTGATGGATATAATAAAAAAGATTGCCAATATGAATGGCAATAACATGTTCATTACCTCTGACCATGGCTTCTTGTATCAAAATAATGAATTGGCTGAAAGTGATTTCTCAATCGGTGATGTTTCAGGTGATATCTGGAAGGAATCCAGACGATATATTATTGGCAAGAACCTTAAAGGCGATAACAGCACCAAGCATTTTACATCCGAGCAACTGAACCTTACTGGTGATGCTGAGGTACTGATTCCAAAATCTATCAATAGGATAAGAATTAAAGGTGCTGGTTCACGTTATGTTCACGGTGGAGCATCGCTTCAGGAAATCGTCATACCTCTGGTAAAAGTCACAAAAACACGTCAGGACACCACAAAACAGGTCGATGTCGATATCATAAAATCGACTGACAAGATAACAACCAACATTCTTGCCGTCTCCTTTTTGCAAACCGATTTGGTGAGTGAAAAAGTACTTCTACGACAAATCAGGAGTGCCATATATGCTGAAGATGGTGAAATGCTCAGTGACCAGTTCACGTACAATTTTGATATTGCTGAGGGCACTGAAAGAATGCGTGAAGTTAAACATCGTTTCCAATTAAGTTCAAAGGCAAGCGGAAAGTATAAAAACCAACGTGTAAAACTCCTTCTGGAAGAACCCGTGGAAGGAACAAGCAAATGGAAGACATATAAAGAATATTCTTATACCCTGAATATTTCATTTACAAACGACTTTGATGACATGTAGCATGAATGAACTTGATAAAAAAATTAACCAACATTTTGGTGGCAAAGTAGTCAGAAAAGACCTAACCAAACTGGTGAAAGGCAATGCCATAGTACCAACTTATGTGTTGGAGTATCTACTTGGTCAATACTGTGCCACAGATGATGAACCTACCATTGCGCAGGGAGTGGAAACAGTAAAAAGTGTTATAGCCAAGCATTTTGTGCACCGTGATGAAGCACAACTGATAAAAGCAACTATCAGGGAAACCAAATCTCATCGTATTATCGACAAGATTTTGGTACGGTTGAACGACAAACGTGACATGTACGAAACTTCCTTTTCAAATCTTGGTTTGACTAAAGTTCCAATAAATGAAGGTATTGTCAAGCAAAACCAAAAACTTCTTTCTGGGGGAGTCTGGAGTTTAGTCACAATGGGTTATCAGCCATCAGAAGAACGAGATTCCTCGCCTTGGATAATTGAGAGCCTGAAGCCAATCCAGATTGCAAATGTAGATGTGGACGAATATAAGGAAATCCGCAAAAACTTTACAACGAATGAATGGATTGACCTGCTGATGCAATCAATTGGTTTGAATCCTGAAGAATTTACCTTCCGTTCAAAACTTATTCAGTTAGCACGTTTGATTCCTTTCTGCGAGAATAATTACAACTTGATTGAACTCGGACCGAAAGGCACTGGAAAGAGCCACATATATTCAGAAATGTCTCCGCATGGAATATTAATTTCTGGTGGTGAGGTATCCAAGGCAAAATTGTTTGTTAACAATAGTAATGGGGATATCGGACTTGTTGGATATTGGGATGTTGTTGCATATGATGAGTTTGCTGGAAAAACCAAAAAGGTTGAACGTGCACTGGTTGATATCATGAAAAACTATATGGCTAACAAGACCTTTAGCCGTGGTAAGGAAATATATGGAGCAGCAGCATCTATGGCTTTTATAGGTAATACAGACCATCCAGTACCTTATATGTTGAAGCATAGCAATCTTTTTGATGCATTACCCAAAGAGTACTATGATACCGCCTTTTTGGACAGGGTGCACTGCTATCTGGCAGGATGGGAAGTACAGAAGTTACGCAATGAAATGTTCACAGACAACTTTGGTTTCATTGTTGATTATCTGTCAGAAATCATGAAGGAACTTCGCAAAGAAGATAGGATGAATGATTACGCCAACTACTTTGAACTATCAGATTCGATAACGACCCGTGATAAAACATCCATTGCAAAAACTTTTTCTGGTTTGGCAAAAATTATCTTCCCACACGGGGAATTTACTGAAGATGATGCCAAGTTCATGCTTGAATTTTCTATTGAGAGCAGAAGAAGAGTGAAAGACCAACTCCGTAAAATGGATGAAACATTTGAAAGGGTTGATTTTTCCTACATCAATAAAAAGACCAACAAAAAAACCTTTGTCCAAACACTTGAATACATCGAAAACAAGAAGTTGTTGGGTCTTGAAGATGATGAACCCATGCCAGACATAATTCAGCCAGTTATCAAGCAGGAAGAACCAAAAAAGGGTCTTGAATTAGCAGAAGGGCAGAAAATTATTCGTGATAACCAGTCTGGTATATCATATGACATGCTGTTTGGTGCGTATCTGCTGGGAGCAAAAGAAATAACTGTAACTGACCCATACATTCGGTTACCATACCAACTCCGTAACTTTATGGAGTTTGCAAAACTGGTATCAATTAAAAAGGATGAACTGGAAGAAGTCAAATTGCACCTGATAACAAACAACAATGAAGAGTACATCGAAAATTCCAAGGAAGCCTTCAAAGAAATCACTGATTCGCTTGAATCACTTGGTATTCAATTTACATACGAATTTGTTGATAATGCCCACGACCGCTCCATAGCGTTGGACAATGGTTGGAAAATAGTACTTGGTCGTGGACTGGATATTTACCAGAAGACAAATGGCTGGTATGATATAGCAGAGTATTATCAGGAGAAGAGGTTGTGTAAAGGGTGTGAGATTACCTACTTGAAAAAGTAAAAAGATACCTCAATTATTAATGGTTATGAAGAATTGTTTATTTGGCAAAACACTAAAATTACAAATATGGATAACCAACCTCAAAAAGTTCTGCAGGTTATAAACGGCAAGGATACAATATCCTATTCCGTTGATAAACAAATTATTGAACATTATATTAAGAATAATCCACCAGATAAGTCACACACTCTTGAGATTATACTGCCAGTTTTAGCGGCAATCTTAACCTTGGTCATTACAAGATTGTTCGATTTCTGGAGCGAAAATCGAAAGTACAAAACGGAGATACTAAAAGAGTCAAGAAACGCTAAGGTTAAGTACCTCAGTTATTTAAATAAGTATAAAGTATCGTTGGAGAAGCCAAAATTTCCCAACGCTGAATACGAAGACTATTTAGAATGGACGGCTGATAGTGTTATTGTACAGAACCCATTTGAAGAACTAAAAATTCAAGGTAACATTGTATTTAATGATACTCCAGAAATCACGGGTCTTGTTAATGAATTATATGGTGATGCTGAAAATATTAGAAACCAGTATAACTATAAATCAATGGAACACTCAAGTGATGCCATAAAATCTGCCAAAAATATTATTGAAAACTTAGAAAAAATCATTGAAAAAATATCAAAGAATCTTAATGAAGTATGATATTATCGAAGGGGAAATATTTCATTGGCATAGAACATATTGATATACAAGAATCAAAATAGAATATGAGCAGAGAAGTATTCAATAGCAACATCGGTTCACCTTACGACTTTGCTTATCCAAGGCTTACATCTGAACAAGAAAAGAACATACTTGCTGGATTCTTTGAACAACTGTTAATATTTGATAAAGTAGTTGTTAGCACCAACAGGGTTAATTTTGCTTTGTTTTTCCTTTTGAAAACCATCGGTATTAATACATTAGAAAGACTGCTTGACCATGGTTATCTGAAGTTTATGATATGGACACCAGTGATTGTCACTTCAAGTGGTAGTCAACGTGAGGATGGTACAATTGATGAGTCTACTATATATGGTAAGCCTCCAATTGCTGCTGGTATGCTATCTGGAGAAGATTTAGACCCTGAGAAAAACATTAATAATGCTATTTCACATTTCACCATTAACAGAGATAGAAAACGAATATTAACCAGAACTGCGATAAAGAATTATATTGTTCCTGATGGAATGGAGTTTTCAACCGAATCAGCACGGTGTGTTATTGACGCTTATCAAAACAACAATTTGGCTGGATTGGGATTACCCTACAATACTGAGCCCAACCAAATGAATGTAGATGATAGGATTAAACTACTTAATCTTGGACATAAGGTATTAGAAACTGCGATATTATCAAAATATCAGTTTAAAAGTTATGAGAATTATGAGCACTATAAAATTCTCCAAAGGAACATAGAAAACATTGGGAAAGCCTTTAATATTTCAGAAAATACAGATGTATTATTCAAGTTTGAAAACCTTCCAAATTTGCGAGAACTGTTTCTTAATGAAAGATTTGATTTCGATAGTGTATTTAGTATAAGAAACCTGCCAAACGCCAGATATTACAGAAAGTGGATTAATGAAGTTGGAGAGAATTGTAATGCTGAGGAAATCACGAAAGAATACTTTAACGAAGTAACTGGCAATACAAAATTTTTTGAAACTAAGAAAGGTAAGTTGGTTAAAACTTTGGGATTGTATGGAGTTAATACTGCTGTAGGATTAACAATTTCAGGAATGGCAGGTGCAATGTCAGGCATGGCACTTGGATTCTTAGAGAATTTTTGGTTGGATGATATACTCAAAGGCAGAAACCCGTCCATGTTTATAAAAGATATTCGTAAAGATATTGAAAGGGTAGATTAGGTTACTACATTCGTGAAGCCAGAAGGCGAGATATGGCATAAACCAAACAAACCGTCCCCGCAAATAATTGACGTAACAAAATCAGCATCCTGAACCACTGATTTTTCATGGTCATCCCCCCCTGCAGAAAAACAG